GAACTATTACCTCCAAAAGATACGGCTGAAGTTTGAGTTCCAGCACTTGCTAAACTGCTAGTCGGTGTTGGATAAGTTCCACCTGCAGTCCAAGAAGTTCCATCATATTCTTCTACTGCATCTGTAGGTTGATTAGGTGCTGAACGTACAAAACCAGCAACACATAATCCTGCTGTTTGTGTTCCACACCCTGATGTATAACGTCTACCTGAAGATAAATTATTTTGTTCAGTCCAAGATGAACCATTATATTCTTCTGTATCAGCTGTACTAACAGCTGGTCCTGTGCCTCCCCCAAAAGCTAATCCTGCAGTCTGTGTTCCAGCGCCTCCTGCGGAATATCTAGCTGTATTTAAATTTCCTCCAGATGCCCAAGCAGCTGCTATAAATACTCTACCTTTCAAAACACCAATAGTATTATTATACCAAATTTCACCTACTTGTGGATTAGCTGGGTCAGTGCTGACCGATCTGATTAGTTGGCCTTTTATTTCTTTGTAGGTTGTCATTCAACCTTCCTAATTATTCTTTAGGAGCCAACCTTGAGTTCCATCAGTATATACCAATGTGAAGCCAGCTCTTTCTGTTGCTACTGTTAAATCTGCTGCTGAACCTTGAATATTTTCTGAATTTCTGCCGACTGTTAAATTATTCGTATCAAAAGTTCCTGCGTAATCTACTATTGCTACTTCGTCACCAATTGTTGGTGATGCAGGTAGCGTTACTGTAAAAGCTGCACTTGTTGTGTTACAAAAATATCCTTCACCAGCGACTGCTGTAAAACCAGAAGTTTTAACTGCTTGCCAAGATGTACCACCAGAATTATCTGCAAAAGATAAATTTCCAGAACCATCTGTAACTAAAATTTGATCTGCTGAACCTGTTGCTGCTGGAAAGGTTAAAGTGTAAGAAGCTGAAACTGTTCCTGGAGCTTGTAATCCAACATACTCTCCACCTGTTGTATCTGCTAATCTTAAATCACCTTGTGATCCTATTGTAACATTTGAACCATCCCAAACTAAATTTGCAGAACCACCAAAAGCAGTTCCACCTGAATTAAATTGAATTTGTGTATTAGATCCACCTGGAGGTGAAGCTAAAGTAATTTCATTTATGTTAGTTCCATCTGAATATAGAAACTTAAATCCTGTTGATGTAAAGTTTACACCTGATCCAGATGCAGTTTTAAATGTAACTGTTTGAGAACCAGTTGTTGCGTTTTCTACAATGTATAATTTTTCTACGGAATCAGGAACAGTTACAGTTGATGTACCTGTTAATGCACCTGTTAATTTGATTACAATATTTCTAGCAACAGATGTTGAAGTTGATCCATCTGTAATTGTTAAAGCTGTAGTACCACCATCAGTTACTGCTTGAGCAACATATCCTGCGATAGCTTGTTGAATAATATCTAAGTTTGTATTTGTTTTAGTTCCCCATGTACCGGCATTTTCGCCAGTTGCCATAAGTTCTATACCTAGTTCATTGTAGGTTGATGCCATAAATTTTATCTCCTATGCAGCGTCACTATAACTTGTATTTGATCCAGTTGCAACATTAGAATAACTTGTATTTGATCCTGTTGATACTCCGTTATATGATGTATTTGAGCCGGTGTCAACATCCTCATAATGAATGATAAATGGAGATCCAACAGAGGCTGTTATCTCAAATCCCTGTAATCCAACAACTTGATCTTCAACACTTATTGATCCTACATTAGAGCTGAAAGATATACCTGTTAGACCCATGACTTGATCTGCTGGATCTATATTACCAACAGAAGAAGTGACTTCTTGACCATCTAAAGTTACAACAGAAGAACCTAATCCAACTAGTTGACCTAAAGTAAACTCTGATTCTTGACCATCTAAAGTTACAGCATTGTTTGGTGCAATCGCTGTTCCTTGTTCAGAAGTTATCTCTAAACCAGTTGGTTCTACAATTGTTACAACATCTATTGTAGGTGTGCCTAAAGCTGATGTAAATTCTACTCCACTTAATGATACATCTTCATTTGGTGCTACAGCTGTACCTTGTTCTATATTAAACTCTAAACCTGTCAGACCCATAACTTGATCTGCAGGTGTAATAACACCTAATGCACTTGCAATTTCTTGACCTGATAGTTCAACACTTACTCCTATTTCAGTTGTAAGTGAATCAACACTAGCTGTAAATGAAACACCTGAAGGTAAAACATCTGCATTAGCAGTAATTGTTGGTGATCCAACATTAGATACAAATTGATTACCAATTAAATCGACAACACTTGTACCTGTAACAGTTACTGATCCAACGTTTGAAGATATTGATTGACCTGTTAATGTAACAGTTTCGTCTGCAAGATTTCCCCACTCGCCAGCGCCCCAGGATTTTGCACCCCAACCTGTAGCAAGAGTTTCGTCTTCACCCCAGTAGGCTTGACCCCAGGTAAATCGACCCCATCCCGACATGGGTTACTCCTAGGCTAATCTTAGGATTGCGCTACTTGCGTCTGCTGTAGGAAATTGAATTGTGAAAGTTCCGTTAGTTGCAGTCTTGTCACCACCGAATGCTATTACACAAACTGCATCAGTAGTACCGCTACCACCATCTGTTGTTGTGTTGTAAATTAAAGCACCGTTTGCAGTGAAAGAAGCTGATGAATAAGAAACATCATCGAAGTCTGTAAATGCAGTTGTTGAAGATAATGATACTCCAGCATTTGTTAATGTAGCACCACCTGCAACGTAAGCAGATCCTGCATCGTTTGTAATTTCATTTGTAGCACTATAATCAGTTGTTGCTGCACCTAAAGTTGCTGAACTTGTATAAAGTGCAATCTTAAAAGTGTCTCCACCTGATGAATCAAAATCGTGTTTACCTTGTAAAAGTTCTTGTTTAAAACTTGAACAAACTGCTGATGTTATTGCCATAATTTTTTTCTCCTATTACGGTGATGGTGAAGGAACTGGAATACGGACTGTGCCGTCTGTGTAGTCGTCCCGTTTACGTCTACCAAGTTGCTCTGCACCAAACTTCTCAACTTCCTGTTTATACTTATTTTCGTAAAGTGTCAACATATCAATTGGACCTTTTAAGTATCCATATGCTTCTGTTAAACATGCATATAATAACCCATTTCCAAAGTATTGGCTAATATAAGTTGTAGCATTAGAACCAGATAATCCATCTGGAATAGCTTCATAATGAATTTTAAATACGTAAGTATTGTCTGGAGCAGGAGCTAAAAATAGTCTTCCAGATGTTGTATCTGTTACACCAGTTGCTCCACCAAACATAGCGTAGTATTTTGGCACACCAGTTGATGTCTCTGCAGGATTATATTCTTGTAAATAAGATTCGTCTTTCTTTTCTAACCAAGAATTAGTTCCTGTTGATAAAGAAGTTGAACTATAAACTTGTACACCTTTTACAAATAAAGTTTTAGCAGGTACATTTATTGTTGTTTGACCAGTAACTAAATTACCAACTGATTGTTTTTTATATGCATCAATTGGTATATCTCTTAAAATTCTTAATTCTGAATTTTCAATAATTTGATCAGTGATTGTAGAAGTTAAAACATTACTATCTACTTCAGTGTAATCTTGAATTGCTTGTGTTAATGTTGTGTATGTAAATCCTGCCATTATGGTGTCAATGTAACGGGTCCTGCTGTAGCCGTCATTCCTCCTGCATTTTCTGTTATAGTTGCATTGCTTCCACAGTTAAAACTATAACTATTAGTATTAATAACTGTTATAGCAAATCCTGAAGCATTTTCAAACACTGTATATGCTAATCCTCCAGGTGAACCATTTATATTTCTAAAAACTACAGTGTCTGATGTACTTCTTCCATGTCCTGGTTCCGTAACTGTGACTACCGCAGATCCTGAAGTTAAACTAAATGGATTACCGGGAAGTAAACTTTCTGTTTCAGGTTCAACTCTTGCTGGTCTTGCATTAAATAATCCTTGAGGATCACCTGTATATCGTGTTGGTTCTAATTGTGGTTGTTTGGCCTCGAATTCGGATACATGCACCAGGGAACCATTCCATTCTTTAACCATTTCATTATATGGAAATTCCATACCTGATCTATCTGATATTGCTTTTGCGTATTTTCCACTAGATAATTTAGACATTTGGATAATAAGTTTTTGGTGTTATGAAAGAACTTGATGAAGAACCATCTTCTTCCAAAGCTCTTTTTAATTCATCTTCATAAAGTAATTTCATTTGTTGTGTCATTTGTGGTGCAAATTTTTGTGATAAATAAAAAGCCAAACCTGAACACATACAAGGAACAAATCTGTAAGGCACATCTGTTGCATTTGTATAATCACCTACATCTTGTATTCTTTTTACATAGTAATAATTAATACTGTTTCCGGCTTCAGAAGAACCTGGTGTTAAATATAAAGTAATTGTAACCTTATCTATAAATCTTTGTACAAAATATTGTGTGGGTTGACCTGTAGAAGTTTTATTGGATAATGCTTGATAAGTTGATCTATTTATTTTTGTAAGAGGTGTATCTACATTAGATGAATTTCTATAAGCTGCTTCTAAAACATCATCTACACCATACACTGCTGTTGCACTAGATGTACCATCAGCTGTTGATCTAAACATTGTATATTCTGCTTGATTATTGACTAATGTAATTGAGTTATTTGCAACTTCCCAATAATGCAAACCTCTGTTTGCCCATTCTTGGAACATAATATTTAAGGATCTTCTAGCCATCCTTAATTGATTACCAGAAACTCCTTGTCTACCAATTCTTTCGTAAGCTTCTTCTATTATTTCATCAATAGCAAAAGTTTTATCAAAAGTATATGTTCCAGAAGTAGTGTTAGCCATTTAGCCTCCTACTTATCTATAAGTAATGTTGCGCCTGCAATGTTTGTAATAGTAGAAACTTTAATTCCTCCAGGAAATAAAATTCCGTCTTCTGGAATATTAAATGCAAAGACATCTCCTGTTGGACAGTCTCCTTGGAATAAAGTTGTACTATCAGTATTGTCTTGTAGAATTATTGAACCTGCACCGCCACCATCTGAAGCAAGAATAAGTCCTCTTAGTCTTGTTCTTCCAGCGAAGACAGCACCTGTAGCAGAAATTC